TTCCAAAGAATCATGCCACCTCTTGGCCCTCTTAAAGTTTTGTGTGTAGTGCTTGTAACTACATCTGCATAGGGCAAAGGGCTTGGATATCTTTTTGCTGCAACTAAACCACTATAGTGTGCCATATCACACAAAAGAATAGCATCTGCCATTGTTGCAATATCTTGAAACTTTGCCCAATCTATGTGCCGAGAGTAAGCACTTGCACCCGCTACAATCATATCCACATTCTGCTCGAGAGCAATCCTTTCTACTTGTTCGTAGTCAATCCAGCCGTCTTCTTTTACACCATAAGAATATGAAGCATATACCTTACCGCTCAATGTAGGCTTTGCTCCGTGACTTAAATGTCCTCCACTTGCAAGATCCATTCCAAGAATTTTAGCTCCAGGCTTCAAAAAAGCTTGATAGACTGCTGTGTTTGCATTGACCCCGCTATGAGGCTGAACATTTGAATAAGAACATCCATATAGTTCTTGCACTAATTCTTGGGCATATAGCTCCATAGCATCCATATGCTCACATCCATTATAATAGCGAGCACCTGGATAGCCTTCAGCATATTTATTTGTAAATACACTACCACAAAGCTCTCTCACTTCTTCACTTGCAAAGTTTTCACTTGCAATAAGTTCTATTTGATTGCTTTGTCTGTCTTCTTCATTAAAAAGAATTAATTGTAATTTTTCATCTACCATTCTAGACCGCTTACATTTCCTTGTTTTACTACTTCTATCTTATGTAGTAATGGATGAGTCCATCCATGAGATACCACATAAGTATTTAAATCTTCTTGAAGCAATACTTCTACTAGCTTCTCTCTACCACTCTCATCAAGTACATTTATTACTTCATCAAGAAATAGTATATTGATTCGGGACTTTGATATACTACTCATTAGTTTACGAATAGCAATCAAAGTAGCTGTATTTACTCTTGCCAACTCTCCAGAAGAAAGAGCAAGTATGTCTACTATACTCTCATTATCAGTAATTTGTACATTCAATTTATCATTTGATACAATAAATTCAAGTGTAAAACGCCCGTCTGACAGTTCCGCCAGATAAGTGTTTGTTAGTTCTTCTAACTCTTTTACTAAATTTTCTATTTTGTAGGCAAGAAGTCCGTTTGTACTAAAAGCTTTCTTTAGAGTTTCTAAGTTAGCATCTAACTCTGTTACTTCTTTGAGAGTTTCTGATGCTTTATTTAATTTTTTTATAAACCCGTCTGTTTGAGCTTCTATTATTTCTATTCGTGTATTTTCCCTCGTACGCTTTTCATTCTCCATTGCGATTCGAGATATTTCTTTCTTTGCAGCATGTAATTCGTTTTGAAGACTGGCCAAGCGATCTTCCAACTGTTCTTTATCCAGAATAGTCGTTGGTAGATTAGTGTCAATTGACCTATACAGGTCTTCCCAATCTTTTTGAAGTTTACTTTTTCTATCGAATTGAGTATTATTTCTACGAATCTTTGTAACTTTCTCTTCATTATACGTCTTTCTTCGCTCAAGGTCTTCTAATAGTATTTTTTCACTATCTATTAAGTTTTGTTTAAATTCAGCATCTATTATTTGTTCACAAGTTGGACAGAATCCATCTAACTTTTCTAATTTTGCAAGCATTTTATTTGCAGCAGTTTTAGCACCTTCTATCTGTCCTAGATGTTTTTGAAATTCATCAGGAGATGCTTTCTCAGTAGCAGTAATACTATTTATTTCATCGAGGCTGATAGCAGCCAGCATTTCTTTATACTGATTATTCCTTAGAATTTTTTTATTTTTTTCGGAAATATTTTCAAGTTCTATTGAGAGTGAACGGAACTCTTTCTCTTCTTTATCCGTATTTATTTCTAAATCTAACATAGGTAGTATGTCAGTACTCTCTAATTTATTTGTACTCAACCATTTTTCAACAGTTGCAATTTCCGAGGTCACTTCAATCATTTTGTTTGAAGCAGTCCGTGCAGCTTCCTTAAATACTTCAAAAAGCTGAACATAGTCATCAAGATGTAACAGATCAATAAGAAACTTTTTTCTATTTGTATCTGTTGCAGTTAAAAACTGTAGACTTGCATTCGTACTTTGATATACAAGCTGCGAAAAGGTTTTGAAGTCAATACCTATTATTTCTTGAATAGTCTTGTAAGTGTTTGTAGCTGTATGGCTGGAGATATCCTCTCCATTCTTCGTAAGTTTTACTTTAATGCTACTACTTCTTTTTACATCAACTATATACTCGTTTCCGTCTTTTTCAAATATTAACCAAATAGTATAACCATTACTCATGTACCGATTTGGTATATCTGCTTTCTTTATACCTTTTGAGTTTTTATTGTATAAAGCTTCTTCAATAATTAACGGTATGGAGGATTTACCCATACCGTTAGTGCCAATAATCTGTGTGACTGTATCAGTATCAAGTCTCAGATTATTGTTTGGTCCGTAGCTGAAACAATTATCCCAACTGAGTTGTTTGAGCGTAATCATTATACGTTCCTAAAATGTCAAATATTTTATCTTCTGGAAGCTCTAGAATATAAGTTAAGTACTCTACTAGCTCGTCTTCAAGTGTCATATCTTTCTGTAACACTAGCGTGGCTTCGGTACTTCTCTTTACTACTTTCTTATCTAAAAGCTCCGAGTTTTCTACTGCTGCAAGCTCTTGTATGTTTCCTTCTATCTCATAAATTGTATGGTGATAGGTTGTAGGAATCATCTCTGCTGGATCTGTAACTGTTTTTCGTATTAGCTGTGGCAAAGTAAAAGGCCACCAGTTCCAAGACCAGTCTTTAGGATCTATAAGTAAATACCCTGTTTCAACTTCTTGTCTATGAAAAGATGTAGTCATAGGACTACCAGGATATACTATATTTCTTTGAGTATTACTATGTGCGTGTAAGTCTCCTGCAAATACTACAGGAAACGGATCAAATCTAGACAGATCAACTTCTGGAGTTACGTGCGGGGGTATTTCACCCCGCACATGAGTAAAAATAGGCATAGAGGTATCAAAATGCTCTATGCTTCCTTTTCTGTGTAACTCTGCATAAGGCAGGACACTAAAGCCCATATCCTCATCCACATAAGAAATATCAACTATATTCACAAGAGGATTTATGTCTCGTGATGCTTGCTTTAGTTGAGAGAAAAAAGTACGATTTTTACGAGTAGCTTCATGGTTACCATCAAAGATAAGAGTTGGTTTCTTTACATTTCTAAGAAAAGAAAAATAAAGAGCTAACTCTTCCATATTTGGAATACGGTCAAAGAGGTCTCCACCAATAATGTGCATATCACAAGTCTTTGCTTGATAATGCACTTGGTCAAAAAACTCTTGGTATCTTTTTTTCGCCCAATCAACTGGGACATTCTTTTGTCCCAGTTTTATGTGCCAATCCGCTGTAAATAAAATCACGCTATTTTGAACTCGTCTTCAATAGTTTCGTCAATTTCTTCTGAACCCGCATCACGAATACGGTCTAATAACTCTTTTTGAGCATCGGCAGTAGGACGAGGCATAACTTCATCCATAGACTTAAGATCAGAAACTAACTCAAGTTCAGTATCATTCAACTCACGAGTTTTGCACTTGAGTGCTTGTAGTTGATACTCTACATTGTAGGGAAGAGGACCAGTCTTTACACGCTTAAATTGAACATCCCAACCTGTTACAAAGTCAGTTGGATCGCCTAAGTCTTCTGCTGCGGTAATAATTTGTTCCCACAACTTCTTTTTCAAGTTTACAACTTTAACTTGACCACCGTCAATACATTGAGTTGCATAGCTCCAACCACACTTGAGATCGGGGTAGTATTCACGAACCCAATCTTTTTCCATGTTGTTAAAAGCTTCTTTGTTTCTGTCAAATGATAAACACTCTAGTGGAATGTTTTTGTCATTTTCACCTTTTACCCAGTAAACATACCGAGCAAGAATATCTCCGACAAGTCGAAAACTGTTGTCACCATCTACATATTGAAAGCTGGTGATGCTTGATTTTTGAGCAGCACCTTTGTGCTGGTTGAATTGAATAGCCATTAATGGATCTCCTCTGGTTTGACTTCTTCGTAGAGAAAGCGAACTTGTTCATCTTCGTCTACTGAAAGTAGCCTGTTTGTTTCTATTATTAAATGTGGATCAGATCCTATTCCTGGAACAAGAATAGAATCTAATCCTAGTTCTCGGGTTGCTTCGTATTCTGCGTGTGAGCGCAAGCTACACAAAGCAATATACTGGGCAATTTCACGATATGTGTACTTATGAGAGTGGTACAGAAGGATGTCGGGGTGAAGCATGAAACTTTCCCCG